TCGTGCTGTGGGCCATGTCGAACGGGAAACCTACGCCGCAGCCACTCTCGTGGCGCGGATGGAAGACGCGTCCCTGGATCGGGCGCCTGTTTGGGACGATATTGCCACCTTCGACGGCCGCCCGTGGCGCGGCGGGGTGGACATCGTCACTGCGGGCTATCCGTGCCAGCCGTTCTCCGTCGCAGGCAAGCGCCGGGGCGCGGACGACCCGCGCCACCTCTGGCCGCATGTCGCCCGCATCATCGGAGAGGTCGAACCGCCCTTCGTCTTCCTCGAGAATGTCGCCCATCATCTCCGCCTCGGCTTCCCCGAAGTCGCCGCAGGACTGGTCAGCATGGGCTACAAGCTTGCGGCAGGCCTCTTCACGGCGGCGGAAGTCGGCGCGCCCCACAAGCGCGAACGGCTCTTCATCCTCGCCATTCGCGAGAAGGACGAGCTGGCCGACCCCGCGCGCCTGCTCTGGAACCCGGTCGAGTGGCGGGAACCGGACGGAGTTGCTGCGCCTCTGGCCGACGCCGAGGGCCAGTGCGAACGAGAACCGGCAGACGAAACCGACGCCGTCGCAGGCCGCGGGTCAGCACGGGATGAATCTGGCGACGACGGCTGCAATGTGGCCGACACCGCAGACCGACAGCTTTCGGAGCCGGGGCGGCGACAGGCGCGACGAGAAAGGTCTGGACCGGATGGCGCGGGATTGGCCGACGCCGATGGCGAACGATGGCTGCAAGCCGAGCGCCGGCAACCGCCGGACGGCGGACCTCACCCATGCCAGTCAGATGTGGATGACGCCGACGGCGCGGGATCACAAGGATGGGGCGACGACACTGGCGAACACGCCTGTGAACGGCCTGCTTGGCCGCCAGGTCCTGGTGACGCCGCTGGCTGGGAGCGATACCTCCGAGCCGCGCCGGACCTTGAACCCGCTGTTCGTCGAGGCGCTGATGGGCTGGCCCACCGGGTGGACCGGCTTCGCCTCTGTGGCAACGGCGTGGTCCCGCTGGTTGCGGCGCATGCGCTGCGAACTCTGGCGGCTGAACTGCTGGCCGATGGATGAGGCGGCGTCATGAAGCAATCACGCCTCATGTCGCTGGTCGAATCCGTCGCCAACGTGATCGTGGGCTACGGCGTTGCGGTCGTTACACAGATCCTGATCTTCCCCATTTTCGGGCTGCACACGACACTGGCGCAGAACCTGAAGATGGGCGTGGTCTTCACCGTGGTCAGCATCGCGCGGTCCTTCGCCCTTCGGCGGGTGTTCGAGGCGATCCGGATGCGGAGCGCCAAATGATCGACCGCCGCCCCGGCGGGACGGCGGCCATCAAACTGTCGGGGTCCGGTGCCTCAGGCGGCAGGGAGTTTGTACACGCGCCCCCGATCCTCGACCTTCTCGGAGGTCACTTCGAGCCCGAGCTTTTTCTTCAGCGCCCCGGCCATCGCGCCGCGCACCGTGTGCGACTGCCAGCCCGTCGCGGCCATGATCTCCTCGATGGTCGCGCCGTCCGGCGCGCGCAGCATGGCGATCAGGGTGGCCTGCTTGGTTCCCTCGCGCGGTGTGCGCGTCTTGGGCGCGGGTTCGGTCTCGGTGGGGGTGTCCGTCGCGGACTGCTCGGTCGGCGCGTCCGTCGTGCCCGCAGGCGCGGTGTTCGCATCCTCGGGCTCGATGCCGATGGCGGCGAGGCCCGCGTCGGTGGCGACCAGCGTGACGCCGTGGCCGTCCCCGCTCTCGCGCCACATGGGCTCGCCCTTGCGCAGGTCGGCGTCGACCTCCTCGAGGAAGCCCTTGGCGAGCATCGCGCCGACCACCTTGGCGGCGGCGCCACCGCGCAGGCTGTCGGGCAGCGGCAGGGCGCTATGCTCGGGCCGTTGTGCGGCGGCGCTGAGGATGATGGCTTGGGTGTCGGAAAGTTGGGGCATCGTCGTCTCCCGTATCGGGGCGCGCGGAATGCGGGCCCTACTACGAGGTCGAGCCCGCCAGTCGGCGGGCGGGACCGGAAGTTGACCCGTTCACTCGGCGTGTTCGCCCTCGCCGAAGAGGAATTCCGTGATCTGCCGCAGATCGCTTGCGACGCTGCTGATCGATCCGACGCTGCCCCAGTTGACGGCTTCGGGGTCGAAGTTGAAATGATCGTCGCTGAGGGCCTGAAGGCGCGCGAGCATCTCGTCGATCTCGGCCTTCTTGCCAATGAAGGCGGCCAAAGCGGTGTCTTGGTTCAGACGCGCTTTCTCGGCGCGGAGTTCGTGGCGCGGGGTGGTCATCGGGGTGGCTCCTTGGTGAGTTGCATCGTTGCGTTGGACAAACGTTCGCTCTGGTCGCGTTGCTTATCAACTGAATAAGTATCTGTTTTTGCATGATAATCGGAGCGGCCAATGCAGGGCATGAGCGAGCGCCAGTACGCCGCCCATGTCGGGCTGTCGCGGGGCGCGATCCAGAAGGCGAAGACGGCCGAACGGCTGGTGCTGTTTGCCGATGGCAGCATCGATGCTGAGGCCAGCGATATGCGCCGGGCGGAAACCACCGATCCGTCGAAGATCCGGAAGCCGCCCGAACCGAGGCTGAAGCCGGTGCCCGAGGCCGCCGTCGCAGCCGTCGGCGATACGCTGCGCGAACAGGGTCTGGCGGTGCCAGCGGTTGGCGGTGGCACGACCTACCTGCAAGCGAAAACCGCCAATGAGGTGCTGAAGGCGCAGGAGCGGCGCATCCGGCTGCAGAAGCTGAAAGGGGAGTTGATCGAGCGGGCGCGCGCGCTGTCGCTGGTGTTCCGGCTGGCGCGGGAGGTGCGGGACGCTTGGGTGAACTGGCCCGCGCGCTCGTCTGCGCTCATGGCGGCGGAACTGGGCGTGGAACCGGCCGCGATGCAGAAGGCCTTGGAAAAACATGTCCGTGCTCACCTCGACGAACTTGCCGAGGTCCGGCCTGACTTCCGCTGACGATGATGGTCTGACCGACTTCGACGGCGCAGCAGAAATCCTGCGCACCTGGGGCGCGGGGCTGACACCGGACCCCGACTTGACGGTGTCGCAATGGGCGGATCTGCATCGGATGCTGTCGGGCCGCGCATCAGCGGAACCGGGGCGGTACAGGACGGCGCGCACGCCCTACATGCGCGAGATCATGGATCGGCTGTCGCCCGGCGACGAGATGCAGCGCATCGTCTTCATGAAGGCGGCACAGGTCGGCGCGACCGAGGCCGGCAACAACTGGATCGGGTTCGCCATCCACCAAGCGCCGGGGCCGATGCTGGCGGTCCAGCCGACCGTGGAACTGGCGAAACGAAACTCGCGCCAGCGGATCGACCCGCTGATCGACGAGAGCCCCGAGCTGCGGGAGCGGGTCAAACCGGCCCGGTCGCGCGATGCGGGCAACACCATGCTGTCCAAGGAATTCGCGGGCGGCATCCTGATCATGACCGGGGCGAACTCGGCGGTCGGGCTGCGCTCGACCCCGGCGCGCTACATCTTCCTCGACGAGGTCGACGCCTATCCGGCCTCGGCCGACGAGGAAGGCGATCCGGTCACGCTGGCCGAAGCGCGGTCGCTGACCTTCGCCCACCGGCGCAAGGTGTTCTTGGTCTCGACGCCCACCATCCGTGGTCTGAGCCGGATCGAGCGTGAATACGAGGCCAGCGACCAGCGCCGGTTCTTCGTGCCGTGCCCGCATTGCGGCGCGATGCAGTGGCTGAAGTTCGACCGGCTGCGCTGGCAGAAGGGCCGCCCGGAGACGGCGGAGTATCACTGCGAGGGCTGCGAGCAGCCCATCGCGGAACACCACAAGACGGCGATGCTGGAGGGCGGCGAATGGCGGGCGACCGCCACGGCCGCCGATCCGACCACGGTCGGGTATCACCTCTCCGCACTCTATTCGCCGATCGGCTGGCTGAGCTGGGAGCGGATCGTGCGGGCATGGGACGCGGCACAGGGGTCGGACGAGGCGATCAAGGCGTTCCGCAACACGATCCTCGGCGAGACCTGGGTCGAGACCGGCGAGGCGCCGGACTGGCAGCGGCTCTACGACCGGCGCGAGGCTTGGAAACCGGGCGCGGTGCCTGCCGGCGGGCTGTTCCTGACCGCCGGGGCCGATGTGCAGAAGGACCGGATCGAGGTCGATGTCTGGGCTTGGGGCCGCGGGTTGGAAAGCTGGCTCGTCGATCACGTCGTGATCGAGGGCGGGCCGGACCGGCATGACGCATGGTCGGAGCTGACCGCGCTGCTGGACAAGTCTTGGCCACATGAACGCGGCGCGCATCTGCGCATCGCCCGGCTCGCCATCGATACGGGCTACGAGGCCCCGGCGGTCTATTCCTGGTCGCGGGCGCAAGGCTTCGCACAGGTCGCACCCGTGAAGGGCGTTGAGGGGTTCAACCGCTCGAGCCCGGTGGCGGGGCCGACGTTTGTCGATGCGACCGAGGGAGGCAAACGTCTGCGGCGCGGAGCTCGACTCTGGACCGTGGCTGTCTCAACCTTCAAAGCCGAGACCTACCGCTTTCTGCGGCTGGGACGGCCGACTGAGGAAGAACGCGCCGAGGGCGCGGCCTTTCCGGCCGGCACGATCCACCTGCCGACATGGGTCGAAAGCGAGTGGCTGAAGCAGGTCGTGGCCGAACAGCTGGTGACCGTCCGCACCAAGCGCGGCTTCGCGAAACTCGAATGGCAGAAACTCCGTGAACGCAACGAGGCTCTGGATTGCAGGGTCTATGCCCGCGCCGCCGCCTGGATCGCGGGCGCGGACCGCTGGCCTGATGAGAAATGGCGCGACCTCGAGGATCAGCTCGGGGCTGCGCCTTACGGTGACACCGATCCCGCCGGTCAAATTCACCGGCCCGGACAGGCCCCACAGGGCAAGCGCCGCTCCGACTGGCTCGGGCGGCGCGAAGGATGGTTTTGATGACGGACTGGACGGAAACCGAGCTTTCGGCGCTGCGCCGGGCCTATGCCAGCGGCACGACCCGGGTCAGCTATGACGGCAAGTCAGTCGATTACGGCTCGGCCGAAGACCTGCTGGCCCGCATCCGCACCATCGAACGCGCCATCGCTGGGACCGCACGGCCGCTGCCTGTGGCCGGGCTCGCGGGCTTCTCGCGCGGAGACCGATGATGTCGGCCAACTGGTTCGACTGGGCCATTGCCTCCGTCGCCCCTCGGGCCGCCGCGAGGCGCGTGCTGGCCCGTAAGGCCTTCGAGACCCTCACACGGGGCTATGACGGGGCCGCGCGCGGGAGGCGGACGGAGGGCTGGCGGGCACCGGGATCCTCCGCCGATACCGAGATCGGCGTCGCGGGAGCGCTCTTGCGCGACCGGATGCGCGATCTGGTGCGAAACAACCCGCATGCGGCCAAGGCCGTGGCGGTGCTGGTGAACAACATCATCGGCGCAGGCATCATGCCGCGCGCCGCCAGCGGCGACGACAAGCTCGACCGGAAGGTCGATGCGCTGTTCGAACGCTGGACAGCCGACTGCGATGCCGACGGTCAGCTCGACTTCTACGGTCTGCAGACGCTGATCTGCCGCGAGATGGTCGAGGCGGGTGAGGTGCTGGTGCGCCGCCGCCTGCGGCGTGCGAGCGACGGCCTTCCGGTGCCGCTGCAATTGCAGGTGCTGGAGGCCGACTTCCTCGACGCCACGAAATCCGGCGTCCTCGGCGCGGGACGCCTCGTGCAGGGGATCGAGTTCGACCCGGTCGGCAAACGCCGGGCCTACTGGCTGCATGCCGAGCCTCCCGGCGACGCCTATGGGACCTTGCAGAACGGTCTGCAGAGCCGCCCGGTCCCGGCGACCGAGATCGCCCACATCTACGAGAAACAGCGCACGCAGGCGCGCGGCGTCCCGTGGGGCGCGCCGGTGATCCGCAGCTTGCGCGATCTCGACGATTACGAGGTGGCCGAACTGGTCCGCAAGAAGACCGAGGCCTGCGTCACCGCCATCGTCTTCGGCGACGACGAGGCGCAGCAAGGCATCGCGCCCTCAGTGGTCGATGCCGATGGCAACCGGGTGGAGCAGTTCGAGCCGGGGCTCATCGCCTACGCCCGTGGCGGCAAGGACATCCGCTTCAACCAGCCATCGGCCACCGGCGGCTACGGCGAATACAAGCGGGCCAGCCTGCACACGATCTCGGCGGGGTTCCGCGTGCCCTACGAGCTGCTGACCGGGGACCTGTCCCAAGTCAACTATTCTTCGATCAGGGCCGGGCTCGTCGAGTTCCGCCGCATGATCGATGCCGTCCAGTGGCAGCTCTTCATCCCGATGCTCTGCGCACCAGTCTGGCGCTGGTTCACCGAGGCCGCATGGGCGGCGGGCCAGATCCCCACGCCGGATGTGCCGGTCGAATGGTCGCCGCCGAAGTTCGAGGCGGTCGATCCGCAGAAGGACGCGATGGCGGACTTGCTGGCCATCCGGTCGGGCACGATGACGCTGGCGCAGGCCATTGCCCGGCAGGGCCGCAACCCCGACGCCGTGCTGGCCGAGATCGCTGCAACCAATGCGAAGCTCGACGACCTCGGCCTCGTGCTCGACAGCGACCCGCGCCGCGTCACCAAGACTGGCAGCGCACAGGCGGGCGACCAGGTATCAAGTACGGACCCGAGTTAAAGAGAAGCTTTGGTCATTTCGCTCAACGCAGAACGAAATGCTTCGGTCGCGCCAGCGCCGCTACGCCCCCAGTATTCGTGATCCGGCCGTTTCAACATTTGGGTAAAGCCGAACCGCTCGGGAACTTTTCCGCCGCCATGATCGGCAACGAATACCTTCGAAAAATACCACTCGCTTGTAGTTCGGTTCAGACCACCAACCTTTTGCCCCCGAAAATGAACGGTCATCTGAATTTTTAGGGCAGCACAGGAAAAGTCCGGGTGTTCGTGGAGCTCTCGAAAAAGAGCCGCGACTGGGACGGGCAATTTGGCGATGGCAAGTTCAAGGTCTGATGGCATGAATTTCTGTCCTCTGCGGAAAATAGCTTGTCTCACTCTTAGTCTACTGCAGCGGCGTGTCCGGTAAATGCGGATTTGGCCCTCGCTTAACCTTACAAAACCACCCCGGCGCAGGCCGACCAACAGGACTGACCCCATGGATACAATGATCGAACTGCCGACCCTGCGCCGGTCGGCGGAGCTCGCGCCAAACACGGTCGACAACGACGCGCGCACCGTCGAGGTGATTTGGTCGGCAGGCGCCCGCGTTCGCCGCGCCAGCTTCTTCGGCGAACCCTACGACGAGGAGCTGAGCCTCGATCCCGCCCATGTCCGGCTCGAACGGCTGAACGCAGGCGCGCCGTTCCTGAAGGTCCATGAGATCGACACGCTCGACGCCGTCATCGGCTCGGTCGTGCCCGGTTCGGTGCGGATCGAGAACGGCCGCGGCGTCGCACAGGTGCGGATCAGCGAGCGCGCTGACGTCGAGCCGATCTGGCGCGACATCCAGGCCGGGCACATCCGGGCGGTCTCGATCGGCTACCAGGTCCACCGCTTCGACATCTCCAAGCCCGATAGCGGGCGCGAGCTTTGGCGGGCGGTCGACTGGACCCCGTTCGAGATTTCGGCCGTGCCGGTCGGCGCCGATCCCGCCGCGGGCTTCCGCGCCAAGGGCGAACATCACGACTGCGTCCTCCATCGCCGGGACGCCGAAACCAGCGAAGGAGCATCCCCGATGACCGACAAGACGACCCCGGCCGCCCCGGCCGACGACACAAACGATACGGCAGCGACCGAGGAGATCACCATGCCCGACGACAAGATCGGCGCGCCTGAGGCGCAGACGCGCGCGGCAGAGACGCGCAGCCAGCCCAAGGCCCTCAAGCCCGAGACCCCCGACACCGAGGCCATCGCGACCCGCGCCCGCGAAGCCGAGCGTGACCGCGTCTCCACCATCTACGATTTGGCTGGACGGCTGAACCTCGAGCGCAGCTTCGCCGAGGATCTGGTCAAGCGCGGCGTCAGCGTCGACGAATCCCGCCGCCTGATCCTCGATCAGGTCGCCGCGAAGTCCGACGAGACCCGCACCTTCCCGCATGTCTCCGTGCCCCTCGGCGGGCGCGATGAACGTATCACCCGCCGCGACGCCGTGGCGAACGCGCTCTTGCACCGCTACAGCCCGACGCTGTTCCCCCTGGAAGACACCGCGCGCCAGTATCGCGGCATGACGTTGCTGGAACTCGCCCGCGAAAGCCTCGGTAACTCCGGGGTCAACACGCGCGGCCTCTCGCGCGACGAGGTGGCAACGCGCGCGCTGCACTCGACCTCGGACTTCCCCGAGATCCTCTCGGCGGTCACCAACAAGACCCTGCGCCAGGCCTATGACGCCTATCCCCGGACCTTCTCGCTCTTCTGCCGCCAGGTGCTGGCTACCGACTTCAAGTCGATGCACCG